AAGGTAATTTGATTGGTAAGAAATCACTTTCGCCATTTTCTGCTCTAACCCATGTTTGATGGAACCAGTTACCTGTACCATAAGGAGTAGATAAAGCAATACACCCACCACCAGTAGCAAGTGTTTGTTGAGCTGAGGCCCAGATTTCGCCAATGTTATCAATAAAGGCAGCCTCATCAATTAATAGAAGAGAAACGGCTTCCGATCTACCTGCATCACTTGATGCTGAAGTAGCTTTAATTTGAGATCCGTTATTTAACCTAAGTGTTAATTTGTTATTTTCGTCTGCTGGGATCTTTAGCCATGAAGGTAAATTTTCATACATGAATTTAACCTTCGTAACCATGTTTTTAGCTGTTTCTTGCTTAGTCGCAATACAGAGTACGTTTTTATCCTTTTGGAATAACATCAACCACAGAGAATAACCTGCACCTAATGTTGAGATACCTAACTGACGGGATTTAAGTACTACAGAATAAGGATTTTCTTGAAATAGTTTTAATACTTTTTCTTGGAATGGGAATAGCTGGAATGGGATGCGACCACGTTGTGGGTGTTGAATAAAGCAGTATTTTTTCATAAAGTGGACAGGGTCAGCTGCACACTTAATATACTCTTGTTGGATTATTTGTCTTAAATTGGGTTCGCTCATTTGCCAATTTTCCAGTACATACGACCTGTGAAAACTGGTTGTAAATCTTGATTAACACCTATTCCAAAACCGTATGCTTGTTTTCTTTTATTTCTATACATCAATTCACTACCTAGGTAATTGATTTGAGATTGATCTCCTGTTAAACCAACTCCAAAGTATAATTCTCTTTTATTTAAAATAATAGTTTCTTTAATAGTTTTTCTTGGGTAAGTAAAATTGTAAGCAATTTTTCTACCTAAGATTTGGTTTTGGGATACTGTATCAGTGATCGTTAAGTCTAGACTGTCTAATACTTGTGTATCCTCGTACGTTCTAATAGCATAATAATCTGCTAAAATAGCTGCTGTATCGATTGGGGTTGTAAATGTATCAATATCTACCTTAGTAACATATTTTATTTTAGGTACATATACAGGGTATTCTTTTTCAATCGTAACGTATTCGACAATTGTATCCCTAATAATACGTTCAGTAGGTTCAATTGGTCCAGAACAGTTACGTTGAAGAAGTAAAATTACTAATACAGCTATTAATAATGTTTGAATATTTTTAACGTAGCGATTCAAGTTCGTTCTTGATTTTGGTTAACTCTTTTAAACGAGTAAATAACTTATCTTTATCTTCACCTTCAGCTAATTTCCATTTTTTAACTGTAGATTTCATTTCTTTAATAGTTTCTTTAAGCTTAGGATTAACGCTTTCCTTTTGCATTGCATTAATTTCTCTTTCTAATGCTGCTGTGCGTTCTAAAGCTTGGTTATATTCTTCTTGAGCTTTAACATCTTCAGGAGTTGCTTCTGTAAGAACATCTACAATAGTTTCTTTAATATATTCTGCTAATTCTGAACGTTTCATTACAATATTATTTTATTATAAATATGTCAAAGTTCAATACTATTAATTATTTGGTGGACTCGTTCCTCTGTACTACCCTCAATTACATCGTAGTTTTTGATACGGTGTTTCTGTTGACTTAAAATATGTCGAATAATGATATCAATTTCATTTCTATATTCTGCATCAGTTTCTCTAATACCATTATCCTCAATTTCTACACCTTCTGGTGAAACGTAAAAAATATAATCGTATTCTCTAATCAAACGAATAGCGTAAGTATAAAATGCTTCTTTATCAGTCCAATCCATTGATTTAGAAGCTTGAGCAAATGCCATTACATCAATTACAGTGCGATCTGTAATGATGTTTTCTTGCATGAGTTCAGTTGCACGTTCAGCTAAAAATACTGTTTGACCCTTTAAAGTTGAATCAGTATTCAATGGAATACCCATTGCCATTAGTTCTTTAGAACGTTCAGTTCTAAAATTATAACCCTTAAAATAATCTAGCTCTTGAAGAGCTTTGACAAGTGTAGTTTTACCTACACTCATAGTCCCACATAATCCTATTTTCATCCTTGTGAATCTCCTGGTAATACTCTATAACTATCTTCCTCGTAATGTTTAGTAGATACCTCAAAAATTGTAGCACCTTGAGATAATGCCTTCAATTGATGTGGTTGTCCTACTTCTAAATCTACGATATCTCCTTCACCAATCAAAGTTGATTGTACTGTAGCTGTTTCAGTATCGATCCAGCTATATTCAAAATTACCTTCAGCTACATACCAAGATTCTTCTTTAATCAAATGGTAGTGCATTGAAAATTTCTTGCCTTTTTCAAATACAAGCAGTTTACCACAATATAAGTCGTGGTTTACAATCCAAAGCTCATGTCCCCAAGCTTTTTTGTGGATGTCTCCTTTACGAGGAATTGGCTGATACTTGTGTCCCATATTAGTTTCTGTAATCTGATAGTAAGTTTTTCATTGAAGAATTTTTATACCAAGGTAAACCTTCACGCTCTTGCATAATTTCATTATATGATTCTTCATCGTACTGGATACCATGGAGATAATATGATTTAGACATTTCTGATTCTTTATCATATGGTTCAATTGCTGGGCCATCCCAACGATGGAACTTCCAATTTTCCTCACCTTGCATTCTAACCAGATGAATAATTGCTCCTCTTGAGTTAATTTCTTTGTACTCGTAAAGTCTTTCTTTTGCCATAACTTATTTATTAATAATTTTCAAAAAATTCAGGATATTCGTCCATATCCTCTTTAAACTGTAAAATATATTCTGCAACGTATGTTCCTTGAGCACCCGAAACTGTAATACCACGTGCTGATAAAGCGTCACCTACAAAGTGAACGTTGTTAAAATCAGCTAATGCTAATGTATCATAGTCAACTAATGGTTCAGGTGATAGATACTTGACTTCAGGAATATAAACACCCCAATCATTTTGAAGAGTTGGGAATACTTTTTTCATATCCTCGATAAAATCATCAATGTATGAATAGTAACCTTGGAAAGCTTCACGTACTTCCTCCATTTGAGGACCACTAATAGAAACAGCACTTACATTTTCACCTTCAGATGTTGTTGAGGGACGACGTGAAGGGCTATAATACAAACCAGTAGCATCCTTTTGTACTTTCTCTACCAATTCTCTTGACCATTTAAATGGCTCTTCGATACCTTGAATTTCCATCAAGATACCAAAATTGGTCATATCGTTTCTGTACTTTTCGTCTTTTTTAGCATGTCCGTTGTACGAATGATTTCCATACGTTTCCTCAACGGCAACAAAAGCTGCGTTGTTGTTTGTACAGAAAGAGCGTAGCGATACTCCCTCGCCATCAAATTTTCTATATAGTTTGAAGTCATAACTAATATCAATTAGTTTCTGGAAGTGTTTTTGTGGTGCCTCAAATCGCACCCCAATTTGTACTGGTTTTGGTTCAGTAGGTAGTGTATATTCGTCTGCTAGTTGTTTACCAAAGTCAATACCTGATTTACCAACTGCAAAGATTAAGCGGTCATATTTTATTGTTTCTTTTGGAGTATTCCAATCACAATATAATTCATTATTATCAAAATCAATGTTGGTTACTTTAGTCTCCCAAATAAATTTAACACCTTTAGACACTAGGAAATCGTACCAATTTTTACCAATCTCGTGTAGATAATCTGTACCAACGTGCCATACAGGGAACAAACGTAAACCGAAATATGGTTTGATGAAATCAGGTTCTGCTTGGGGATCTGAGCATTGTACTTCTTCTGGTTTAGGGTGGAAACGTTTGAAATTATTGATTACCTCATCAAACAACTCCATTGCTTTATCTTCTCCACAATACTTAGACATATGACCTCCAATAGCAGTGTGGTAAGTTAATTTACCATCGCTCCAACCACCAGCACCTAAAAAGCCTTCCATTACTTCGGAATACTTTCTTTCATATGGACTTTTACCCATATCAATGATAGTGATAGCTTCGCCCGGATAACCATTGTCTACAAGTTTTGTTGCAGCATTAACACCTGCTACACCTGCTCCTACGATTACGATTTTTTCCGTCATTGATTCCTATTTTTAATTTATTAAATATACAAAAAAGAGCTGCGGCTCTCAACGAGTGAGGCCACAGCTCTCAAAAAAGGTACACTCTAAGCGCGCTATAAGGAAGCGGAATGTACGTGTTTAAATCGACTGGCTATGAATCAGTCTAAATGTATTTTGAGTAATAGGTTTCCTGTACCTTTGATTACTCTGTGCCATTCATGGCGGGGTATAAATATATGATCTTCAAATGAGATTGGCAAGGAATTGTCAAATTGAAATTTCCAGTCTGTTTCTCTTAGTGATTCTATAGTACGGTCTTCATCATCTCGGTGCCACATTAACTCAATTGGGTCAATGTTTTGGGAAAATTCTCTAATGATGTATTTGTTGTTGACTTCTATATCAACATAAGGACGATCACCA